ATGAGTGTCAGTTACAATATAAAACAAAGACGAGAAGAGTTGAATATGTCTCAAGAAGAGCTATCCTTAAAATCTGGAGTTAGCAGAAGTATTATTTCAGAGTTAGAATCAGGAAAGCGTGTTGAGAACACAACCATCGAAACGATCGTAAAAATTTCTCGTGCATTAGATACTCCAATTCAGAAAATTTTTTTAAATTAAAGTTTAATACACTAAACAATAAAGAAGGAAATAAATAGGAGGTGAAATAAATGCACCATTACATGACATTTTACGAAGAAGATGGAATCAAGTATGCAGAAGCTTGGTTACAAATTAATTTTCTAAGTTGGTGTTTTTGCTTCTGGAAAATTAAAAAGGCCATCTCTTAAGAGACGACCCAATAAAACTATTTTTTGACCCATTTGTTCCCAGGTTTTTGAGTAGGTGGAAGACGGTCCCCCTTATCAATATGAACAACACGAGGTCGATTTACAGCACCGCCTTTAGGACCAACTTCTTGATATGTGCCCTTTGGCTGGTTATCTGTACCAGGTTTAATTGGTTTAGACATATAAACACCCCCTTTCCCTAATTCTGATTATAGAACTGAAAGGGAGTTACAACAATATGAAAATAACATGAAAGGAGGAACTTATGGAAAAAGCAACACTAGATTACTTCGAGCCGATATTTCTAGAAGTAGTAAGAAGAAATCCAGAGAAATTTGTTGATTTAATAAAGCCATTTATTGATTCAAGAAGTAGACAAAGATGGATAACAACTGAAGAATTATGTGCTGAAATCGGAACGAGTTCCAGCGCGTGGCTCAAAAGCGATGTGAGAAATCATCCTGTAGTCGTTGCTGCTAGAAGAGTTGATACAAGGCCATATAAATATAAAGCTGATCACATTGAAGCCATACAGAAAGTGTGGGATGAACGGAAGGATAGAAGAAGATGAGTAGAGTTGAAATATCAAGAACTAAGAAGCTTAAAAGAAAAGCTTTCTGGAAAGAGTTCAATAAGAACTTCATTAAAAAATACTTTAAATTTTTAGGATTATCAACATTAGCAATCATTGGAATAATTACATTTATGCACCTATGGGTTGGCGCAGTTAACCAGCACTTAGATAAAGTGGATGCCATTAGACAAGGTGTGATTTTCGATGATTAGCTTGATAGAAAATCTATTTGATAGCACTGAATTTGATTTAATGAATAACACAGAGACTGTAGGGACTATTAAATTTTTGAATGGTAAGTATCATCTAAGTGTTATCAACGGAATATATAAAAGCAGCAGCACACATCACAGTCTAGAGGATGCTTACGAGACTGCACTGGAGCTGCTAGAAAAATAAAAAATGACGACTTAAAACAGCCGCCATTCATAAAATAACTAACTAAATTATAGCATAAATTAGGGGAAAAGCAATGAGCAGACTATTAATAGATGAGCCACCTCTTCAAGTACTGCCATCACTTGCTAGAGAGCTTGGCTTAAACGAGGCCATCATGCTGCAACAAATGCACTATTGGCTGCTTAAAAGTAGCAATGAGTTTGAAGGAGTTAAATGGTTTTACAAAACATTAGAAGATTGGCAAACAGAATTTCCATTTTGGTCAACAATGACTATCAGAAGGACTTTAACCAACTTAGAAAAACAAAAAGTCATTAGAATTGGGAACTTTAATAAGAAAAAATTCGACAAGACAAAATGGTACACAATCGAGTACCAATGTGTGAACAGACGATGTGTTCAATATGAACAGACGATGTGTTCAAATAGAACAGATGGATGTGTTCAATTTGAACAGACCTATACCAGAGAATACACAGAGACTACTACAGAGAATAATAATGTCTCAGAGGAGAAATCGAGTAAGGTTGTTTGGAACGCTGAGACTAGACATATTATTGATTATCTAAATAAACGCACTGGAAAGAAATGGTCAGTTAAGACTAAGAAGACAGTACAGCTAATCCATAAGCTGCTAGACAATGGATTCACAGTTGAAGACTTTGAGAAAGTTATTGATTTCAAGTGTAAGCAGTGGCTGAATAACGAGGAGATGAATAAGTATCTAAGACCAGAAACACTATTCGGCGGAAAGTTTGAAAGATACTTAAACGAGACACCAGTAAGAGTGCAGCAAGCATATTCTGGACAATCAGTGTCAGATAAGATGAAAGAGCTATTCGGCTCAGATTGGCAGGGTTGATATGAATAATTTTGAATTAGAAAAATCAATCATAGCAGCACTGCTGCAAGACTTCGACAAAGCACAATCAACGTACCTGCAAGCTGAGTGGTTTACGGATATCAATTTCAAAACGATCTTTGAAATCTTGAATAATAATGGCAGCCGTCTAGATGGACTGATGGAGCTATTCGCTAAAGTAAGAGCTGAATTGAAAGATAAGACTATCGGATATGAGTATCTGATGGCCTTGCAGCAAGAGAACGCGACTACAAGCGGATTGGACTATCTGGCTAACCAGCTACATCGTGAGTATTTAAGAGCGAAGCTGGAGAAGGTCAAAGCAGAACACACAGAGTTCCCAACTAAGCAGCTTGAAACTGAGATGTTAGAACTATTGAATGCAATCTCTAAACTCTCACGCAAGAAAAATGTTGGTGATTTAGCTGAAACGTTCGAGCAATTCGAGTATGAGCTTGAGCATGATATTGAAGACGGCATTAAGACTTTCAGCGGATTAGATGCAGCGCTAGGCGGAGGCATCGGCCCTGGAATGCTCGTTACTGTTGGAGCTCGTCCATCGGTAGGAAAGAGCGCATGGACTATCAATCTGATTGATAGAGCGTTAAGACGAAATGAAGGCTTAAGAGTAGACTTGTTTAGCCTGGAGATGAGCAAAAAAGAAGTGTTTTCCAGATTTGTGGCCAAAATGACGACATTAAACACATATTACTTACGGAAAATGAATAAGATGCTTAAAGATAGCGATAAGGAGCTAGTGAGAGCGACTATCGAATACTTTAAGAAGAAAGACTTGAAAGTATATGACACAGTGTCTGAATTGAATCATATCCTAGGAATTATCAAAGAACGAGCTGCAGGACAAGCGCCAGGGAAATACTTGGCAGTCATTGATTATGTAGGACTGATTAAAGTCAACAACAATCGCGACAGAAGGCTCCAGATTGAGCAGATTACACGCGAATTGAAGAATTTAGCCAACGAGCAGCAAGTTCCTATCGTTATCCTATCGCAGCTATCACGAGGAGTGGAGCAGCGCCAGGATAAGTCACCAGTACTAAGTGACTTGAGAGAGTCTGGCTCTATTGAGCAAGATTCGAATGTAGTCGGGTTCTTGAGCAATGAAGAAACAGAAGCCAATCATGAAGGCTATCAACGAGTTAAATTCTCAATCAAAAAGAACAGAGAAGGAGATTTGATGGATTCAACTTTCAAATTTTTCAAAGCTCGAATGGACTTTGTAGAGGAGTTTTAGGATGAACGCGATAGAATTCGAAAAGATTATGAAGTCTGAAGGATTAAGGACTACAAGAGCTGTAATGGTTATGCTGCAGGAAGCTAAACAATGCCAGAAGAACATTAAGGCAATGAGCCTGTATCAGCATCTTCCTTACGCAGCAGCATACATCGAGCAGCAGAAGGAACAGAAAGACAAGGCTATCTGGCAAGCATTGGAAGTGGCTCAATTAGAGAAGCTGTACGGCTTCCGTCTGATTGAAGACAGAAATAATGTAATAATAGCCACTTACCAAACATCCGAACCACATAGCGACATTATGAAAAAAATCAGAAGCCATATCGAAATAATGGCAGAGTTGGAGAATGAGTATGGTATTTGTAATTAAACAAGGCAATTTGTACTTTAAAAAAATTAATGATCATAGCAGCATGATGGGATATCTTAACAGACACCATCCAGTTTACACTTTTGAATTCAAAGCAAGTCAAAAAGAAGCGATGACATTCAAGAATTATGGAGCTGCACGCAAATTCATGAAAGAGCATGGAGTGACAGGCAATGTAGTTGAAGTGGCTGCAGCGCCTAAGCCTTTCAAAATCAACAAGATGGATAGCAACATTGGGCATAACAGATTGGATGCCCTGTATGATTCAATCTTGTTGAAGACTAGAGACGATATCGAAGAGATGATTGCTGATTCAGAAAACAATTTCAAACACATGGCTAGAGACATCCTGCAAGTAAGAACAGTCACATTGAATGTCTTTTTAAGAAATCCGTATGAAATCGGATGGCAAACCAGAAAGAAAATAATGGATAGACTCGAAACATACTTTGAAGGAGCTGGAATTAAATGAGTGTTAATGAACATTTTGAAAAAGCAATAGAGTTGGCACACAACAACGCTGTTGACCATCCAAGCCATTACAGAGGAGTAAACGGATTAGAAGTGTTTGAAGTGATGGATAATTTTCTGCCGAAATACGAGAATGCGATAGATGGTTATCTAGTCGGAAATATCTTGAAGTACGTGCTGCGCGCACCTTCTAAAGGCAAGATGAATGAAGATTTGAGAAAGGCTGAAAAGCATTTGACGATGCTCATCAAGAGGACGGAGGAAAAGTAAATGAACGTAACTGTAAGAATTGGTAATGAAAAAAGGCATTATTTTAACGCACGATGTCTATCCGTTGAAGAAGGTAGGGAAATCTTTTTCATAGGAAAACACGAAAATAATTCGTGTGAAATTCCTTTAAGCTATGGACATGTAGAGATTGAAATCAAGATTAAAGATAAGAAGAATGGTGAAGACTAAATGAGAATTTTAATTCAGCTTATTTGTAGTTTGATTGTAGTATGTCTTTTGGAATTGATAGAAAAAGAAAGCAAACTTGCAGCGTTTATAATTGGTTTGATTATGGTTATTGTACTTTTGGTTCTATGCATCTTAGAGTTGCTTGGAGTTATATCGTTTTAAAGGAGTGATTGAATGGAACTACTAACCGCAACATATTGCCCGTATTGTGAAAGTAGGTTAAACATAGAAAGCATGCTCACGATTGAAAATCTAAAAGACATGCAATTCTACCTTGCCTGCCCAGAATGCAATAAAACGTTCTCTACTTTTGCGGAAACAAAAGTAAAAGTAGACGTAAACAGTATTGAAGATAGCATCGAAAGAGAAAAAGATGTTTTGTTATTTTGGGAGCAATCAGAGAGGGGTGATGAAGCCTTTAAAAATGAAAGGATTAAAATTCGAAAAGAAAGTATTCGAGAACTAGAAGCGATTAAGAAAAGAAATGATTTGGAGGAATAAGGATGGATGATAAAAAAACAGGACTACTAACATATATGTTTGTAGCAGCATTAAGCTTAAGCATGATCTTAGCAATTATTAAAATACTTGGAGTGCCTATTACATGGTATGCAGTCATGCTGCCATTGTTTACATACTTAGTAATTATATCCATCTTGATGTTAATTGGTTCAATCGCAGGGATTGTGATGTCCATCCAGAAGAACATGAGAGGTTAATAAACGATTAAAGGGGAAGAACAAATGACAATTAAAGTGTATTCAAAAAACAACTGCATCCAATGCGAGATGACAAAGATGTGGCTAGATCAAAATAAAATTCCATTTGAGTCAGTGGATGTATCTGAACATCCAGAAAAGCTAGAAGAAATTAAATTAAACGGCTTTCAGCAGCTTCCAGTAGTGACATTAGATGAACACTTCGAAAATGCCTGGTCTGGATATAATTTAGACAGATTAGAAGAATTGAAGGAGAGCTGCTAATGGAACGAATGGGCGCAGAGGAAAGAATGGTGTTGAGATTGATTCCAAACAGCGACACTAGACGAATTAACAGAGTGGACATCTCAAACACCACTAAACTATCAGAAAGACGAGTGAAGAAGATTATCGACACATTAGTCAATCGCTATGGGATTGTAATTCTTGGAGAAAGAAATGGAAGAACAGGATATTACATCCCAGAAACAGACGAGGCTCGAAGAGAAGGCATTAAGCCTATGAAGTCTCAAGCAATCAAAGAGTTTAATCGAGTGACTCGTATTCTTAAAGGTGATTTGAAAGCACACGAGAAATATCTATTGGAGGGGAAAGATAATGATTAATCATGTAGTAGTTGTTGGCAGACTTACTAAGAAGCCAGAACTAAAATTCACAGCGAATGGCACTAAATATACGCAGTTCAGCGTAGCAGCGCAGCGAAATTTCAAGAATAAGAGCGGAGAGTATGAAGCAGATTTTATTAATTGCCTAATGTGGCGAACGGCTGCAGAAAACTTTGTTAAATTCACAGACAAAGGCTCGCTGGTAGGGATTGAGGGAAGAATTCAAACACGCAGCTATGATAAGGACGGAAAGCCAGTCTACATCACAGAAGTATTAGCGGATGGCTTCTCACTATTAGAGACTAAGAAAGTTGTGGAAGCAAGAAGCAATCAGCCAGTGTTCAATAGCAATGAAGCTGAACCAATCGAATTCAGCGAGGATGACTTACCGTTTTAAGGGAGGAGTTAGATGAAGCTAGACACTAAGGCCACGATTGAAGGAATAACGGAAGTATTAGAACATTACAAGACTCTCAAGAAGATTGCTGGAGATAACTATGTAAGCAAGATTACAGCAACATTCTCATTCGAGCCTAGAAGCTATACAGGAACGGTTCGCAATCCGATTGAAGAACACATCGTCAGACAAGAAACAGCAAGAAGTTACATGGACAAGATAGAACAAGCTATTAATAAAATACGTGATCCGTATTATCGGCAGGTTCTAATTGAGAAGTATGTCAAGAGTAATGTGAGTGACATTGCTATATATATGGACTTGGATTACTCTTCGACTGAATTCTATAGGCTGCTTGACAAAGCCAAGATAGAGTTTGCCCACTACTACGATGGAGGCTCATTTTTAAAGTATGAAAAAGGAAAGAGTGTCAAAGACTTGTTTGACTTCTTGGGAGAACTTTGAAAGTAATTTGAAAGTTTAAACAAAGAGAAACAAGTTATAATGTTAATATAGAAGAAGTAGGGAAACAAAGATGAAGCTGCGGAAACAGCTACATCAAAGCCAGTCCTGGAAAAGGTGTATACACGTTGGCAGCATGGACGACTGCTAACAAGTGCCGCATAGGAATTATGAGAGTGGTTCGAGTCCACTCGCGGCAATTCCCCTAATATAAACCAATATAAAACTGTCAAAGAGCGTGCTGCAAGGTACGCTCTTTAGTTTTTGGAAAGGATAAGCAGCATGAATTATGTGGAACCGATTCGAGATCCAGACGATGTGCAAGCTATGAAGGATTATCTGAAGGAATGGAACGAGCGAAACTATATGCTGTTCATGTTCGGAATTAATCTAGGGTTAAGAATAAGCGACATCATTAAGTTAAAAGTGAAGGATGTGCAGGGCCAGTACGTAAACATTAGAGAGATGAAGACAGGAAAGATATTAAAGCGGAAAATGAATCGCTCTCTAAGAAGAGAAGTACAAGAGTACATCGGCAGCATGAATCCTCAAGATTATCTGTTCAAGAGTCGTAAAGGAAAGAACAAGCCAATTACAAGAGAAGCAGCTTACTACATTCTGAAAGCTGCAGCGGAAGATATCGGAATTGAAAACGTTGGAACGCACACAATGAGAAAGACATTCGGCTATCATCATTATAAAAACAATAAAGATGTAGCGATGTTGATGGTGCTATTTAACCACGCGAGTCCAGACATTACACTTCGATACATAGGAATTCAACAAGATCAGCAGGATAAATCGATGGACGATTTCTACTTATAACGATGTTTAATTTAACATATTGAGAATTTGTAAATTCAAAAATGAAAAGTTAAATAAACATTATTAAATCAATAGTTTCGAGCGTTGCTCGAATTTAACACAATATAAGATATGATAAATTCAAAGAGACTCCGAAGAGTCCTAAAACAAGATGCCAAACTGCCACTAGCTATACGCACAGACACGCTCTGATAGTGGCTTTTTTTAATGTTTATACAATAAAAAATACCCCCCACCCCTCAAATGAAAGGAGATGGCATTTCAAATGGCCCGCCCAGATAGAATTGGCCCCCATCGAGTCGCATTCGAGAAGAACAAGAAGATAATACTGAAGACTCAGAATATCTGTGGAATCTGTGGGAAACCTGTTGACACAAGATTAAAACATCCACACCCACTGTCACCAGTGATTGACCACATCATTCCAATAAACAAAGGAGGACATCCAAGCGACATCGATAATCTCCAGCTCGCACACTGGACATGCAACAGAGAGAAATCAGATAAATTATTTAATCAAGCACGAGAAATCAAAAATACTGTAGGAAACCGAAATTTGCCACAAACTAAAGATTGGACAAATTACGTTCCTGACTGATAGGGGGGGAGGGTACCTACCCTGCAGCTCTCGCGACCTTCACGCAGTCACTGTACATATTTTCTCGCGCCAAAAAACACGAAAAGGAGAAAAAAATGGAACTAAAAGGGAAAGCATATCTGCAGAACAAGCTGAATCTATATCGCAGCAGAGTATTAATGCGATATGACTACTATTCAATGCAGAAACTTGACAATTCGGATGGAATTACGATTCCAGCACAGATTAGAGACAAATACAAGACAGTACTTGGCTGGACTACAAAAGCAGTAGATAGCCTGGCTGATAGATTAGTATTCAGAGAATTTGCAAACGATAATTTTAACGCTAATGAGATATTCCGATTTAACAATCCAGATATCTTCTTTGATTCAGCAATCCTATCCGCGTTGATTGGTTCATGCTGCTTCATCTATATTTCGAAGGATGAAGAAGGAATGCCACGCTTGCAAGTCATCGAGGCAAGCAATGCGACTGGTGTGCTAGATCCAATCACTAACCTATTAACGGAAGGCTACGCTGTGCTTAAACGAGGAGAAAACAACACTCCAACATTAGAAGCGTATTTTACTCCATACGAGACAATCTTCTATCCAATCAATGAAGAACCTTACACGATTGAAAATCCTACTGGCATTCCATTGCTAGTACCAGTGATTCACAGACCAGACGCTTCCAGACCATTTGGCCGTTCACGTATCACTCGTTCTGGGATTGATTATCAGAAGACAGCGCAGCGCACTATTGAGCGCTCAGAGGTAACTGCTGAGTTCTATTCATTCCCTCAAAAATACGTGCTTGGAGTTAGCCAGGATGCGCAGCCGATGGAAAGCTGGAAAGCCACTATTTCAAGCTTCATTATGTTTACTAAAGACGATGACAGAGATAAGCCTACTGTAGGGCAGTTCAGTGCAGCAAGCATGACTCCATTTGTTGAGCAGCTCAAGATGGCTGCTGCTGGATTCGCTGGAGAAACTGGATTAACACTTGATGATTTAGGCTTCGTGTCTGACAATCCGTCAAGCGTTGAAGCTATCAAGGCGAGCCATGAGAATTTAAGACTCGCAGGAAAGGCTGCACAACGCTCTCTAGGCTCTGGACTTCTTAATGTAGCGTATGTATCTGTATGTCTACGCGATGAAGTACGTTACTTGAGAAAAGAATTCTCTAATACAGTACTTAAGTGGGAACCGTTGTTTGAAGCGGATGTGTCGGCACTATCTCTATTAGGTGATGCCGTTTCTAAATTTAATCAAGCAATGCCTAACTTCTTGACTCCAGATATTATCTACGATTTGAGCGGAATTAAAGGAAATATGGATGTTAAACCTGTGCAAGAGGTAGTAGAGCCAAAAACGGCAGTTAGTGATAATGGAGCTGATAAACAGAAAAATAGAATTATCTCAACTTATGAGATAACTTCACTGCTCAGTAATTACCAGAAAGGTGTACTTTCTAAAGAAAATGGAATCACGCTGCTTATGTCAACAGGAATGAGCGAGGCAGAAGCAACAGAAATGTTGAATAAAACTAAAATTGAAGAAAAAACTGCAGAATAATGATGTGTTAGCAAGAAATGTGAAAGGAGCTGATATGAATGGATGATATTGTTCCAGGATTGCTTGAAAAAATTCAAAAAGATTTCTTTGAAGCTGCTGAGAATAATCCAGAATTAAAAAGATTGCTGCTTTTATTAACAAATGGCAAAGCTAACTTCATCGATGCGCACGAATTTGCCGTATTGCTCGGAAGATTAATCTCAGAGGCTCTACAGCAGAACATTAGCAGTGCTGTGCTACCAGACGGAAAAATGTATTACAACATTGCAGAGCGTATCTTAAACGATGTACTAGGAACTAACCACAGGATGGTTAGTTCTTATGCTATGAGGGTGCAAGAAACGCTTAACAAAGAGGCTGGAATTGGATTGAAGTCGATTCAAGCACCTATAAATCAAGCGAGAATAGACAGCTTAATCAATCGCATAGCTTATGAGAATACATTTGATGATGTTTCATGGATTCTAGGCGAACCAGTAGTGAATTTCAGTAAAAATGTAGTAGATAAGCATATTCAAGTTAATGCTGACTTTCATTACAATGCTGGACTGCAGCCGAAAATCATCCGCAGCACGGATGGTAACTGTTGCGAGTGGTGCGACAGAATCGCTGGAGTGTATCACTATCCTGGAGTTAGTAGAGATGTGTTTAAAAGGCATGATAGATGTACATGTACTATCGATTATCATCCAGGCGATGGCAAGAAGCAGAATGCCTGGTCTAAGAAGTGGAGTAATGAGGTTAATACGCGTGCTGCGTTTAATAAGCAGCGGGAGAGTGATGTGGCAGATAATCTGGAATCCGAAGACAGACGAGAATATCAAGCTATTGTTAAAAAGCTTGGACGAGCTGCAATGAATAACATCTCATTACAAGATTTTGTGAATCAAAAAAATCAAAAGAGTGCAGCATACCTTGAATTAAAAGACAAAGTTGCTGCTAAAAAGGCTGGAAAATAGAAAGGATGATTGAGTGGCTAGGAAGAAATATGGGAATCAAATTCCTACACAAGCTGTCCTCTTGCCATTTGTCAAAAAGCGTTCTCTAGCTAAAGAAGCCATTGAGATATACGAGAAGGCAGGATTGTCATGTTATACATGGCAGCAAAAACTTCTGGAGCCTGTTATGGCTTTAGATAAAAAAGGCTTGTGGGTTCATCAAAAATTCGGATATTCAATCCCACGGCGGAACGGTAAGTCTGAGATTCTCTACATTGTAGAATTATGGGCGCTGCATAAAGGATTGAACATCCTACATACAGCACACAGAATCAGCACATCGCATTCATCTTTTGAAAAGATGAAAAAATACCTTGAAAAAATGGGTTATGTTGATGGAGAAGACTTCAACTCGATTAGAGCTAAAGGTCAAGAACGTATTGAGCTATATGCTACTGGAGGAGTTATCCAGTTCAGAACGAGAACATCAAACGGAGGACTCGGTGAGGGATTCGATATCTTAGTTATCGATGAAGCGCAAGAGTACACCACAGAGCAAGAATCAGCTCTTAAATATACAGTAACAGATAGTGAGAATCCTATCACTATTCTATGTGGAACACCTCCAACACCAGTCTCAAGTGGAACGGTATTCTCTAAATTTAGAGAAGCTTGCCTATTTGGTAGAGCTAAGTATTCTGGATGGGCGGAGTGGTCAGTTCCAGAAGAGAAGGATATTACAAATAAAGAAGAATGGTATAAAACGAATCCATCTTTAGGATATCACTTGACAGAGCGAAAAATCGAAGCAGAGCTTGGCGAGGATAAGCTGGATCTAAACATTCAGCGGCTTGGCTATTGGCCTAAATATAACCAGAAATCAGCTATCTCAGAGACAGAATGGGAAGAGTTGAGAATTGAAGAAATGCCTAAATTTAAAGGGCAGTTATTCGCTGGTATTAAGTATGGCCAGGATGGTACGAACGTTGCATTAAGCATAGCTGTTAAGACGGATTATGGAGATATATTCGTTGAGGCAGTTGATTGCCAATCAGTTCGAAATGGGAATGACTGGATTGTGTCATTTCTTAAAAAAGCAAACGTTGCTCAAATTGTTATCGATGGAGCTTCTGGTCAGAAGGTGCTATATGACGAATTAATAGAGTACAGGATAAAAAATGTCGTGCTGCCAACGGTTAAAGAGATAATCGTGGCTAATGCCCTATGGGAGCAAGGCATCTACCAGAAAACAATTTGCCACTCTGGGCAGCCATCTCTGTCAAAAGTTGTAACAAACTGTGACAAGCGCAATATTGGCTCGAATGGTGGCTTCGGATATCGTTCACACTTTGACGATGTGGACATTAGCTTAATGGACAGTGCGCTATTGGCACACTGGGCATGCGCTACGGCCAAGCCTAAGCGCGTTCAAAAAATCAGTTATTAAACTAAAAGCGGCTATTTATATAGCGGCTTTTTTTAATAAAAAAATCTACTGCACTCACAGGTTAAATGAGGGAAAGGAGACATTATATGTCTGAAAACACAACATTTACACAAGAAGATCTTAACAAGATTGTTAGTGAGCGAGTTAAACGCGCACAAGCAAAAACTGAAGAGCTTGAAAATCGTGTGAAGGAATTGGAAGAAGAAAGAGCTGGACTGCTTTCAACAATTGAGGCAAATAATCAGCTGCTCATCGAGAAAGATGGCCTTATTAGCGCTAAAGAGGCAGAATTCGCGGAGCTGCAGAAAGTCTCAGACGGATACAAGGCATCACAGCTTAAGACTCAAATTGCTGTTCGTAATGGATTACCTTACGACTTAGCCGAACGACTTCAAGGAAGCGATGAAGAGAGCTTGCAAGCCGATGCAGAACGATTATCTGCATTTGTTAAACCAAAACAAGTAGTCGCGCCAATGAAGTCAAATGAGCCAGAAGTTGATTCAAGCACAGCAGCAGCACGACAAGTGCTACGACAATTAAATCTATAAAACAAAAAGAAAAGAGGAAATAAATATGACAGATAAAACAGCATTAGAAGCAGGCACATTATATCCGCCTCAATTAGTAAAAGAATTGTTCTCAAAAGTAAAAGGAAAATCAGTATTAGCTAAAGTTTCAAAACAAGATCCAGTGCCACAAGAAGGCAAAGAATATTTTGTATTTAACTTAGAAGGAAACGCTCAAATTGTAGGCGAAGGCGAAAAAGTAGCCGCTGGTAAAGCAACTATCGACCCTAAAGTAGTGCGCCCTTATGAAATCACATATCAAGCGCGCGTTTCAGATAAATTCTTAACAATGAGCGAAGAAAAACAAATTACATTCTTAGAAGCATTTAACGAAGGATTTGCTAAAAAGCTTGCAGAAGCGATTGACATCGCAGCTATTCATGGTTTGGAACCTAAATCGATGACGGATGGAACTTTCAAATCTAAGAACTCATTTGATGGGCAAGTTACTGCTAACGTTGTAACTTATGCAGAAGCAAATATTGAAGACAATATCGATTCTGCAGCAAATGCAGTTACAGCAACTGGAGGAGTAGTTAACGGAATCATCTTCTCTCCTCAAGCAACACACGCAATGTCTAAAGTGAAAGAAAATGGAGTTACTCAATATCCAGAATTTAAATTTGGTCAATGCCCAGAAGTGTTTGCTGGCATGATTGCTGATTCAACAAAGAACATGATTCCAACAGGCACTAACACTGCTGAGAAAGACCATGTTATCGTTGGTGACTTCGAAAACAGCTTCAAATGGGGTTATGCTGACTCAATCTCATTAGAAGTAATTCAATATGGTGATCCAGACGGCGCTGGACGCGACTTAAAAGCTCATAACGAAGTGTGCTTGCGTACAAAAGCTAATGTTGGATGGGGCATCTTAGATGAAACAGCCTTCGCACGCGTTAAAGAAGCGTAGGTCAGTGATATGAAATATATCAATAAAGATAATGGTGTCATCATTGAGTCAGACAGCACTCTGTCTGGCTCATGGGAGCCATTCGAAGAGCCAAAGAAAAAAGCAACTAAAAAGAAAGAAGCAAAGGATGATGAGTAATGGCTTCATTTGCTACTTTAGACGATTTACAGAAGATGTGGAGAAATCTGCAGCCTACTGAGAGAGAACGAGCAGAAGCGCTTCTTGACACAGTATCAGACATGCTGCGTGAAGAGGCTTATCAATACGGCAGAGACTTAGACAATATGATTCTAGAGCGTGAAAGCTTTAGGAACGTTGTTAAGTCCGTGACTGTCGATGTTGTATCTCGTGCATTAATGACATCTACGACTCAAGAACCGATGACACAATTCGCGCAAAGTGCAATGGGTTACTCGGTTAGTGGCTCGTATTTAGTTCCAGGAGGCGGCATCTTCATTAAAGAGTCAGAAAAGAAACGATTGAAACTAACAACTCAAAGATTTGGAGTGATTGAGCCTTATGGAAATTAAAGGAATTACAGTCACTCTATATCAAACTGTCAAGACTGGCAGCGATGGATTCGGAGCTGACATCTTCGAAGAGCAGGCTGCTCAAGTAGAGGATGTCCTTGTTGCTCCTGCTAATGCCGATGATGTTATTAACTCTGTGCAGCTCGAGGGAAAGAAAGCAGTCTATCTGCTGGGAATTCCTAAAGGAGACACTCACGAATGGGAAGATAAGACTATTGAGTTCTTTGGTAAGAAGTACCGTTCATTTGGACCTGTCCAGGAAGGGATTGAGGAGTTAGTTCCTACTCGTTGGCACAAGAAGGTGATGGTGGAACGCTATGAGTAATTTTAACTTCAAGCTTAACAGTAAAGGTGTGAGAGATATGCTGCGCTCAGAAGAGGTGCAAGCAATGCTCAGAGAACGCGCTGAAGCAATAAAAGGGAGAGCTGGAGATGGATATGAAGTATCTACTTTCACAGGAAAAACTCGTGCCAATGCGAGTGTTAAAGCTGCCACCATAAAGGCAATCAAGGACAACAAAAAGAATAATACTCTATTAAAGGCGGTGAGATGATGATTCTTGAAACAATTCGCAACTTCTTAGTTACTAAGCTTGACTGCAAAGTAGTCATGGAGCGCGCAGCTAAGATGCCAGATAGATTCGTATTAATCGAACAGACTGGCAGCGGAAAAAGAAAACATCTCAAGTCTTCAACTATTGTATTCCAGAGCTACGATTCAACGCTGTACAAGGCTGCACAGTTGAATGAAGCAGTTAAGGCTGCAGTTGAGATGTTAGTCGAATTAGATGATGTATCTGGTGTATCGCTTAATAGTGACTACATATACACAGATACGGAAAGTAAAAAATATAGATATCAAGCAGTCTTTGATATCAAACACTATTAATTAAAGGAGAATTGTGATGGCAGAAAATAAAAACGATGCAAGCAAAGTAACGGCCGTTAAACCTAAAATCACTGGTGCTGTGTATACAGCGCCATTAAAAACAGCATTGCCAACCGATGCTAAAACTGAACTAGATGCAGCATTCAAAAATCTAGGGTTCATCTCAGAAGATGGAATTAAAAATGAAAACACTGCATCAAGCGAAGATGTGAAAGCGTGGGGTGGAGCTATTGTTAACACTGTGCAAAAGGACAAAACCGACAAATTCAAAATGACGTTTATTGAAGGAATGAATATTAATGTTCTTAAATTCGTTTATGGAAAATCAAACGTTGAAGGCACACTTGATACAGGTATCACTATTAAAGTAGGCTTAGAAGAAGCTGAACCGCAAGTTATTGTAATCGATTCTGTTCTTCAAGGTGGCTACTTAAAACGTGTAGTTATTCCTATGGGTAAATTGACAGAACTTGGAGAAATTTCATACTCAGACTCTGAGATACTAGGATATGAAAGCACAGTATCTGCATTCCCAGATTCAGACGGCCACACTCACTATGAATACATTCAGAAAAAGGAGTAATTAAATGATTACAGGAACAACAGAAGCAGGATTCAATTACAGCATCGCTGAAGAATTACTTGAGAGTTACGATTTTTTAGAGGCACTTTCAAAGGTAGAAAAGAGCGTGTTATATCTTCCAGATTTAGTCGAGTTTGTATTTAAGGATGAATCCAAAGCGTTCTTAAATAGCATGCGCAATGAGCATGGATTAGTGACTAAAGAAGATGTTGTTGACACTATGAAAACTATTTTTGAAAATAAAGAATTAAAAAAATCTTAATCCTCGCTAAAATGATAGCGACTGATGAAGACGCGCTTATCTGTGATCTTGCTGAAACATATCAAATATACGATTACAGACGGCTGCCATTAAAAATGGTGGCCGTTTTTTCTTTTGGTTTAAGAGAAAACTCCAGAATCAAAATGAAGATGAATGATATCGAAGTTCCGTTTGAGACTATGCTGCTCGCTGGAATACAGGACAAATTAAACGTGTTGATATGGCAGCAGACAAAAGACGGAATGAACGGTCGCAATTATCCTAAGTCAATGCTTGCTTTGCTAACCAATTCGAAAGAAAAAGAGAAAACAAGCGATTTAGTTGGCTTTGAATCAAGCGAGGACTTCTTAAAAGAAAGAGAGAAATTGTTAAGAAAGGAGGATGACTAATGGCAACAGAATTAGGAGCTGCTTATGTTCAAATTATCCCATCAGCTCAAGGAATTAAGGGAATTATTCAGAAAGCGATGGGTTCAGAAGTAGCAAGCTCTGGACAGGAAGCAGGAACCAGCTTCATGAGCGGATTTAAAGGAGCAGCATTGAAAGTTGCTGCAGCGCTTGGAATTGGTGCTGCTATTAAGACTGGTATTACTGCTGCATTAAGCGAGGGAGCTTCCTTGCAGCAATCATTAGGTGGGATTGAAACTCTATTCAAGGATAGCAAAGCACAAGTAGTTAAGTACGCGGATGAAGCATATAGAACGACTGGCTTGTCTGCCAATGCCTATATGGAGAACGTGACAGGCTTCAGTGCAAGCTTGCTGCAATCGCTTGGTGGTGATACTGCGAAGGCTGCAGAAGTAGCTAACATGGCGATGATTGACATGGCCGATAACTCAAACAAGATGGGTACTTCAATGGAGAGCATCCAGACAGCTTATCAAGGATTTGCTAAACAGAACTATACAATGTTGGATAACCTCAAGTTAGGTTATGGCGGTACTAAAGAAGAAATGCAACGCTTGTTAAGAGATGCAGAGAAGCTCACAGGAACTAAATACGACATTAACAATCTGAATGATGTGTATCAAGCTATCCACGCAATCCAAGATAATCTGGATATCACTGGAACAACGGCAAAAGAAGCATCCACGACCTTCACTGGTTCATTTAACGCAATGAAGGCTGCAGCACAAAACCTGCTCGGTGATTTAGCGCTCGGTGAGGATGTAGAGCCTGCACTGATTGCATTAGCAGACACTGCTAAGACATTCTTTGTAGATAACTTCTTGCCAATGCTCTGGAACGTTGTTAAAGGTGTGCCAGACATCCTAGAATCAGCGTTTGAATTAGCCAGCACGGCTATAGGAGAGAACTTAGGTTCAATCATGGACTCAGTGCCAGAATTGCTGCAAATGGGAAGCGATATGGTAATGGGAATTTACAACAGCGCTCTAGAAGCAATCCCAGGACTGCTGAATATTGTAAGTGATATCGTTAATGGACTTGTAGAAGCATTTATGCAGAACTGGCCATCAATCTTCCAAGCTGGAATAGATTTTGTGTTCCAATTAATTGATGGATTAGTCCAAGCTGCTCCAGGCATTCTACAAGCTGGAATTGACTTAATTTCATCATTGCTGCAAACAATCTACAACAATGCGCCTCAATATATCAGTGCTGGGTTTGAAGTTGTTACTAACTTAATCAGCGGAATTCTACAGAGAATCCCAGTCTTAGTGGACACAGGAATCAATATGATTACTAATCTGGTTACTACAATCTGGAACAACTTACCTCAGATTTTGAATGCTGGTGTTCAAATTATATCTAGCTTGATTAAAGGATTAGTACAAATGATTCCGAAAGTACTTGGCAAGATAGGAGAAATGGCTGGCAACATTGTTTCAAGTTTGGGCAAAATCGACTTGTGGGCAGCAGGGAAAGCCATTATCGATGGCTTTCTAGGCGGTATTAAATCAGCATTCGAAGGTGTTAAAAACTTCGTTGGCAGCATTGCTAACTGGATTTCTGAACACAAAGGCCCAATCAGCTATGATAGACGATTATTAATCCCACACGGAAATGCAATCATGGACAGCTTGCAGGAAGGATTACAGCTAGGTTTTAGAGGTGTTAAGACTACTGTTCAAGCTATTGCAGAAGATATTAATGAGGTAGTAGACAAGTATCTGGATAATCAAGTGTTCAATGATGTTGAAATCGGCAGTAATGTCGCTGTGGCTGGTGGAATCCAGTTATCTAAGCAGCAAGCTGCTCAAATGAGCGCATGGAAGCCAGAGCAATACAAATACGATACAGAAACGGATAACCAAGTTGTAGAAATTCACACTACAGTCGAGCTTGATGGCAAAGTTGTAGGAAAACAAATTACACCTTATGTCACAGACGAGCAAATTAAACACAATAGACGAGAACAACGGAAGAGAGGTGATCGCTAATGTTTAGCTTCAAGGTTAACGGCCAAGAGCTTGGCGATTTATTAATTATTAATAATATTGATTTTGGATTCACTCCAAGCATTAGCACCACTTCTAAGAAGTATGCTCTAGCTGATGGTGAGCGATTCATTCGTAGACGATTCGGAAAACGCGTGATTAAAGTTAAATTCACTCTATTAGGTGATCGCATTGAGAAGAGCAAGATTGCTCTTCAACGTGCGCTGCTAGTGCCTGGATTGAGCCGCTTTGAGTTTGGTTATCAGCCAGAGGTGTATTACGAGGGCATCGTGGCTGGAACTACTGACTACAATCTGATTACATTCAGATACTCAGAAGGTTCATTTGAAATTCACTGTTTTAACCCTTTTGCCATCTCGAAAACGGAGAAGGCTGCAAGAAGGGAATCAAACAAGCTTATCTTCAACAATGAAGGCACGGCCCCTGTTTATCCTATTTATAAATTTACTGCAGGGAAAGCATACAAGATGATATCTTTCACACATCCTAATGGAAAGGTAGTGCAGTACGGCTATGAGAATGGCCCAGCAGTGATTAACACTAATGATTTAGTGGTGTTTGATAGTGCTGAAAACAAGCTCACTGTCAATGGTGAACGTAAGTACATCAATGCAGCAAGCCAAGTGTTTTCTATCCAGCCTGGAATTACAGAAGTTGCAATCCTTGGTGATGACAATAAGATTCCAGTCGTAGAAGCTACGTTTAAGGAGCGGTGGATATGATTACAATTACAACTAGAAAATATGCTACTTTGTGCCAGGTAAGTTTTGACTTATCTGGCGGACTGATAGCTTATGATGATTGGTTTGAAAAAGATATCGATACTGGTATTGGAACGTATGAGTTTACTATAGACAAAGACGGCAATCCAGAATTAGAAAAAATTATTGTTGGCTGTTATCTGTTTGTCTCAGACGGAAATCAAATGCGAGGGTTTGAGATTGTATCAATCGAACAAGACAGCAACAGCAAAACATTTTTCTGTGAAGACGCTGGAATGGATTTACTTGGAGAAACAGTATGGCCGTTAATTGAAGATAAGCCTAAAACACTCGCAGAATATTTTGAAGCTTCAACTTATGACTCTGGTTGGGAAATTGGAACAAATGAAATTCCAGATACTAACAAACGTACAATAAAAACTGAAGGCTTTGAAACTGCAACCAAACGATTAAGAAGACTTGCTAAAGCATTTGATGCAGAAATGGATTATAGCTACGAGTTTGTGCACGGCAAAATCCATCGTAAATTAGTGAATTTCTATAAGAGAATCGGTAAGGATAATAAAGTTAGATTGGAGTATGGAACTAACATCAGTAAGATTACCAAGAAAGAAAGTATTGAGAATCTTGCTACTGCCTTACGTGGTTATGGGGATGGAGTATCTCTAGTAGGTTTTAAATACAATGATGGTCGCTACTGGGTTAGTGAAGACACATTGCACGATCTTCAAGAAGGAGAACGATGGACAAGACATCCTAGTGCAGCAAGAGACGCTGGATACATTACTGCTACTTATGAAAGTAAAGCTAAAACTCAACAAGCATTATTTGACGAAACGTTAAAACAGTTAAAAAAACGTGCTTATCCAGAGGTTACTTATGAAGTTGATATTAACTACTTACAAGAAGAGTTACATGTTGGAGATAGTATTACTATCGTTGATAACGAATATCAACCAGCATTACACTTAGAGGCTAGAGTGTCTAAGATAAGAACTCAATTATCCAATAGGAACAATGGGAAAATAACTATTACTAATATAGTTGAAAATCCAGACACAATCTCTGAGAGAGTTCAGCGCTTGAGTGCATTGGTTAAAGAACGATTATTTGACTTTACAGAAGTGCCATTCGTTATGAACATAAAATCTACGGATGGTGTAGTATTCCAGAATAGTAATATATCTACTACATTAATTGCTAATGTAAGTAAGATGGACATTCCGATGAACAACCGTTTTTCATATAGATGGAAACGCGTGAGCAAGTATGGTACAGACGATGCAGCATGGAATGAGCAGCATACAAATGGCAGCAATGAATTATCAATTACTGTCAGTGATGTTGATAGAGAAGCTACTTTTGTATGCGAAGCCATTGAAGGGAATCAAGTTGCTGCGAGCAGCTCGATTGTGATTAAAGATTTTATTGTAAATAAATCTATAGGCCCAACACCACCAGCCAATCCTAGCGCTGGAGATTTATGGACTGATACGAGCACTCCAGGGAAAGATGTTCCAAAGATTTTCACAAATGGCGAATGGAAGCCAGTTCTGAACAAGGACAACAAAGAGCTTGAACGACTTCAAAAAGAATTTGAGGAGCGTAACAGAGAGCATGCTAATCAATTTGCTAATGTAATGGAAATCATCAATAAATCTCAAGTCACAGAAGACACACTCAGAGATTTAACTGGAAAATTCAGCAATCTTGAAGAGTCTTATAAGCGAATTCAAGAGACTGCAGAAGAGATTCGAGGTCTAGGGCAGCGAACTAGAGCAGTAGAGCTTAACATCGAGCAGTCAAGTATTCTTCTGAATGCTCTCTCAACATATTTCAATGTTGATGAAGATGGAATGCTTATCGGAAAGAACGGAAATAAATTGCAAACGCGTTACACAAACGAGCGCATGGAATTTATCGATTCTGGCCGTGTCGTAGCGTATGTGTCTGGCCAACAAATGAACATCGTAAGTGCGACATTCTGGAACAGTGTCACAATCGCCAATCATATTTTTGAAAGATATGACAATGAATTCACTGTTATTTCTTATGTAGGAGGTGCTGTAAATGGCTAGGATTGAAAAATTTACTAGCAGCGGATATGCAAAGCTTGCTATGGAAGTTGTTGAGACAGGCTACAGCATCGAGAACAACGACTCGCCAGTTGAATATAAGCTCTGGTTAGAGCGCGGCAGCACATGGGTTTATGACTTAAACAATGAAACATGGGCAGAAGCTACTATTAACGACCAGACAGTAGTTAATAAGTATGTAAGCTTCGATTTAAGAAATACAAACAGAGTGCTGCTAGGAAGCGGAACGATTAGAATTCCTCACAATGAAGATGGAAGCAAAACAATCACATTCTGGGCAAGAATTTTAAATGTAGCCGATCAAGGAAATATTAATTGGTTCAGTGGAACACTTAGATTAACAAATATCCCACGATCTAGTGCCATTAATTCAGTTACAGCAACTGAATTAGGGCAGCCAGTTACTATCAAGATTGATAAAAAAGTCAACGAATTCAGACATCAAGTGTGGTGGCAAGTGAACGACAGCGGCTGGATTGATTTAGGAACTGGACACGATACAAGCGTTCAGCTCACAGTTCCAATAGATTATGCAGTACGTATCACTAACAGCGATACTGGACTGCTAGATGTGTGTGTACGTACATTCAGAGGCGATGACAAGATTGGAAATGATGTATATAAGCGAGGGGTTCCGATTAAGGTTCCTGCTTCTATCGTTCCGACACTTGAGGATGTAACAATCACTGAAAGAACGGCACAATTAGCAGAATTCATTCCTGTTGGCAATTTTGTAAAAGATAAATCTGTCATGAGAGTTGAAGCAAATAATGCAGCAGGCTCTCATGGCTCAACTATCGTATCAACTGAGTTAACAGTAGATAGTTTAGTGGTTAGAGCCGCAACAGGAGACTTTCCAGCAAATAAAGCTGGGAATTTAGAAGTTACTGCAAAGGTTACTGACTCACGCGGCAGAACAGCCACTAAATCGAAGACTATCAAAGTATGGGATTACTACGCGCCTAAAATTATTGGATTCTTAGCTAATCGAACAGGCAACGGAACTAATAAGACCATTATTGCCACAGTTGCTGCCAATGTAAGTCCATTAGTTATTGATGGGATTAATCGTAATCCTTATACGCTTAAAATTCAGTACTCCGCAAAGAAAGCTAATAGATGGATTGATGCCGTAAATCTCACGAATGAAAGCACAGAACGGATTAACCGTCAAATTGACTGTGGAGCGTTCTACGAGCTTTCTAAGGCATATAATGTCCGATTGGTTATACAGGACAAGTTGAGCGACTTAGTAGACTCTGTGTTGCTCGTTCGTTCGTCTAGAGTGCTGTGGGCGTGGGGTGACAATCGTGCAGCCGTTGGAGGATTCCCAGAGTTGGATGGACACTTTGAGTCGTTATTACCAGTGGCATTCCATAGCAGCTTAAATGTTGAAGATGGCATTATGTCACGAGGCAAACCAATACAGGAATTTGCTTTGACTTCAAGAGAAGGAAAATCTAATAAATTTGCTGGCGATTTAAACAATCTTAAAACAGCTGGAAGCTATCATGCTTTTGGTGTGCAGCATAATCCGTCTGGAACAAATAATTATGGGTATATCAATGTTATAACTCACAGCACAGATTCCAATTATTGCATTCAACAATATATACCATTTAATTCAACTAACCTACACACAAGAATATTGGAAAATGGAAAATGGTCAGAATGGACAAATGTATGGAAAAATGCAACGTATTTAAACGGTTGGCAAGATTATGGAACTGACTATCCACCAGTGCAATACAAAGTGAATAATGATGGTTCCATTGAGTTAAGGGGAAGTTGTAAAGGTGGAGATGTTACTCCTTGGAGGCATGCACTTAAGATTAATTTTCCAATTAATCCTGAAAAATCAATATTTATAAGAGGAATGACAAAAGATTACAAACTATGCACATTAAATGTTTACGAATCTGGAACTATAGTAGTAGTAAGAGATGTAAATAGCGATTGGCTTTGCTTAGATGGAATAACAATCAATAACTAAGAGGTGAAAAATATGGAATTAGAGACAATCAAAAATAAAATCACATCGTTAGAAACAAAAGTAAAATCTAAACAAGATGAGATTAATCGACTTTCAGAAGAAAAAGCTCAACTAGAGCAAAAAGCTCAAAGTCTAAATGATGAGATTTTACGTTTAGAGCAAGACAATGCTAATAAACGTGAAGAAATTAAAAAATACAAAACTGTCGTAGAGGTTATGGAACTATAATGCCTCACGACATCGAACTAGGATTTTTAAATGATCATCTTCAATCATTGTTTAAAAGTCCTTACATTCAAATTTTGCTTTGGTTAGTATTCTTTGACATCGTGTCTGGATACATCAAAGCCTTCAAATTAAAGAAATTTGACAGCAAAACCAGTACTAACGGATTGTTGCGGCATTTCTTAGTTGTAGCTGTAGTGATGGTTATTGCGCTATATGCACGCGCTCTAGGCCATCGAGAAATCGGCATTACAGCCTGTTTATTTTTTATTATTAGCTACATCGGCTCATTAATGGAAAACTGGGAAGCTCTTGGATTACCATTTCCAGAAGCAATGAAGCCGTACATTAATCAAATGAGAAAAAATCAAGAAAACAAAATTAAAAAATTAATTGTGGAAGAGGTAGAGAAATATGATGATTAA